CTAAGATTGCACAAGATCATGGGTGGCCCTTTGCTCGAGTCTGTGCACCTCATGTCAGCATTCGGGCAGATCTCACAACGCGTGGATTCGTCATTCGGGATAATCCGCAACGAGGGCTGTTGCGCGCAATATTGCAGGATGTGGAGGACCTCTTGTGCCGGGTTCCACGCCTTGAAAATACAGTTCGGGCAGCGGTCGCAGAGATTGTGTTACTCAAAGCCCGACCAGCCTACGATATAAGTCACAGCGAGCCGCGTTGGCCTCATACGATTTTCATCTCTGTGCCAGATCGACATTGCCAGGTTAGTGCTCTCCGAGCTGCCGAAAGCATCGTCCACGAAGCTATGCACCTACAGCTGACGAATTTTGAGCGGTCTCACCCTCTCGTCGCTGACAGCTGCACACGGATGACCTCACCGTGGCGCAAAGAGCCCCGTCTTTTTCAAGGCGTCCTTCACGGATTCTATGTGTTCTGTTGCATTGATGCTTTCTTCGCTTCGCCGGGATTGACCTGCGCCCTTGACCCGGACGGAGCGCGTCACGTGGCGCGGAGACGCGCACAAATCGCTGAGGAGTTGTCACAAATCGATTTTGATAAATTAATCGCTGGCATGACTCAAACGGGCCGGGCTTTCGTAGTCGCCCTGAGAGAATGAAGTCGATGTTCCTTGATCAGGCGCGATCCCTAATTGCTAGGCATCAGGCGGACCAGAGAACCGGTGTTCCGAATCCCCCGGACGTGGCGAGCTGTGGCTGATCGACCCTCTGCACAGAGTCAACCCGAATTTTCAGTAGATATTCACTGACCATGCCATCCGATCGCGTCGCGGTCAGCATCAGCGTGTAGCAACGTGTCGGCTGTCCGCCAGCCGCGGTGAAAGTGACGATCCCGGCGCCATACCCGAGCGCGGAGATGACCAGTTCGCCGGTGCCCGAGGGTGCCGCGGAAAGCGACAGCCCGGTCAGCATCTGTTGATCGAGCGGACTAATCTCGTAACGATATGGCTTAACCGCCCCCGCCAGTTTCGGCTCCAGCCAAACCGGTTCGGTACTGACCGGGACACCGCGAAGCGAGCCGCGCATCCTACCACCTCACCAGGCAATAGCCCGCCGCGCCAGCGGCGCCATTGTAGGCCACCCCACTCGGGCAACCCGCCCCGCTCGCGCCGCCGCCCGGGAACGTGCCGGGCAGGCCCACGGTGCCGCTGTCGATCATGCCCCCGCCACCACCTCCGCCGCCGCCCAGACCGCCGGCGTTGAACCCCGCCGTGCTCCCGGTTCCGGACCATCCGATGCCGTTCGCGCTCGCGCCCCCGGCCATATTGAGGTCCCCGCCGGAACCGACACCGCCCAGGTTGCCGAAGCTCGGCGAGCTTGTGCTGTTCAGCGGATTGGGCAGGCCTGGCCCAGCGCTGCAATAAGCCCCAAACGAAGTGGCGGTGCCGCCGGTCGGCGCCAGCGGCGCGGTCGTTCCCGCGGCCCCGCCCACCCCGATCGTCACCGCGATGATCGCGCCAGGGGTCAGTCCGCTGATCCGCTTCCGCGCATATCCGCCGCCTGGTCCGCCTCCCCCTGGGACCGTGGTCGTCGAGGCCCAGGATCCCGAACCGCCGCCCCAGACTTCGACCTCGATCGAGGTCACCCCGGCCGGCACCACGAAGTTACCGGACGACATGATGGCCTGCACTCCCTGCGGGACGGCGCCGACCAACGCCTGGATGGACAACAGAACCTGATTGAACACCGTCCCGGTTGTGTCGGCCGCGATGCCGGCGGCGGCCAGCAGCGACATCATTTCTTCCTGCCACATGTTCGCGACCCAGTAGCGGAAGCGGGTCGCGCTCGAGATGCCGGGCACCGCGGGCCCGAAATATCCCGTCGTCCCGGTCAGCGCCGGGGGCGGCGGCAGCGTGGCCACCGCCGTCGGATCGGTAATCCGTTGCATGAAATTTCCTGATCAGGAGAAGGTGAAAAACACGATGGTCTCGGCCGGAGCGTCGGCTCTGATTCGGCACACGAGTTCGCCGGCGTCATAGACTTCCAACGGATCATCCACGCCGGACTCGTCCACCGCGAAGTAGAACGTTACGACTTGCGGTGCGTTGACCTGCCACACGTAGGACCACTCAGGTTCGCACAGCGCTTCGTCGCACGGCCTATCGACCGTGAACGGCGTGAACTCGGTGATCGTGATAGTGAAGCCAAGGTTCGCCGCCAGCGCGACGAAATACGCGATCGTCAACGACCCGCGCGCCCCCCATTTCGCCCGCACCGCGGCCTGGCGTTGCTCGATCGACGGGTTGGACGCGGTGCACGTGTCCGGCAGTCCAAGCGACTCTTCCCACTCTACCAACAGATTCTCGGTCGTCGCCGGGCTGGCATCGATCAGCACCTGCGCGGCGGCCTGCATCCCGCGGGCGTAGGTTGGCGCCAGCGCCAGCATCAGCGCGGACAGAGTCGACCCCGGATCGCGCCGCCAGACGCGGCCTCGCGGCAACAGGCGCAGCATCGCCTGCTGAAAATCCACGTCCCCGAGCGAGGCGGGCGCCGGCGACGACGCCGCCTTCACGGCCAGACCGGAGAACGGCGAGAACCCGGTGAAGGTCACCGCTGCGGTGGCGGGCGCTGACGTCAGGTCCGATCTTGGCGCGAACCCATCGACCACGATCGCCCCGGCGGCAGGCGCCGAAGTAAGCGCCGCGGTTGCCGCGAACCCCTGGATCACGATCGCCCCGCTAGCCGGGGTCGAGACGACGGCCGGGAGAACGGCCGTTTCGTTCAGATAGAGGCGCGGCAAAACCGAGGCGCGGATGCCGGTTTCGTTGATGAATATCCCGCCCCACGGGAACCGCGGGAAGATTGCCTGGCGGGCCATGGCTGGTCAGCTCAGGGTAATCGCGGGGTCGATGTAAAACGTCGTGCTGACCTTCGCCGCTTTGACAGTGGCGCGCAGATATCCCGCCATTTGCGGCTGCGGACTGCTCAGCACCACGACTAGCCTGAACCGATATCCGGCGCGGAACACCGCGGTCCCATCGGTCACGCTGCCGCCATCCACCGCGGCGGCATAGCCGCCCGGAACCGACCCGGCGGTGGTCCCGGACGTCGTGCAAAAGAACACGCGGCCAGGATTGGTCGAGACGCCGATAATGTCGCCAACCACATTGGCGTGGCCGTTCGCTCTTGCGGTCACCAGGCTGTCCCAGGCGCTCGCGTCCGCCGTCAGCGCGGCGTTGGCCGCGAGCACGTTGGCCTTGGTCTGAGTTACGAACGAACCCAGCGGCACCGCCGCCGAGCCCATGTAGTAGACCTCGATCCACACGTCGTCGTTGTTTGGGATCGTCGCCAGATTGGCGATGCCGGCGAGCGCGACCGTGACGTTGCTTCCGGTCACCGCGTTCCAGCAAGCGATCGGAAAACTCTCGAACGGATCGAGCCATTTCGACGTGGTGCTGGTGACGATCTTCCAGGCGATGCTTTGCGCGCCGTCCGAAGCCCCGCCGGTGCGGACAACGCTCGTGCTGGTGGTCAACAGCCCTTCATACGCCTGCCGTTCGTGCCGATACGCGACGCCAGCGCTGTCGGTCGAAATCATGTCAGTGGCCGTGCCGGCGCTGAGGGCGAAGGAATTATAGACCGCCTGCCCGGACGCGAGTTTGCAGTTGACCAGTGCCCAGGCACTGCCGGCGTAAGCGATGCCGCAGAGGCTTGGCGGATTGATCCCCGAGAAATCGACTGAGTCGATCAGCACATGCGACTGCCCGTTATCAAGCAGCACCTGGGTTACACCCGTGCCCAGTACGGCCGCCGCTGTCCGCCGCCAGATGAACGAGCATTTCGTTACCCCAATGATTTGGCCGGTCGCGGAGAACGTGGCGACTACGTTGTCCCACACGACATACGCGCCATAGGTCTGACCCATCGAAATGCTCGCGCCGCCGGTGGACAGCAGCTTCACGGCGCAGGCCTCGAATTTCTGCCAAGACCCGCCACTGCCCGCGTAACCAATGATGATGCCATAGCCGAGAGTAGAACCTGACGCCGCGCCGAAGGTTATGCCGTAGCAATAAGAATTGCTGGCGCTCCAACTGATCGACGCGTTGCCGGTGGTCGATACCGTCGCCGTGGTTCGCAAGTCACCAGCCTGAGGCGGCACATGGCCGGTGCCGCTGTTGTCCACGCACACGATGTAGCAAAGTCCGGCACCGTAGCTGGAAACGGTGATGGTCATACTCACGGTCTGCGTCTCGGCGTGATTGGCCGCGACGTAGACGGTATCGCCGGAAACGCACCAACCCTGGTTCACCGCGTTTGCCAGCCTTGCATGTGGCGCGCTCCATGCGCCGGGCGCCTGGTACGTTTCGTTGCCGGTCACCTCGACCCAGACAACGCCGCCGCTATCGGTCGTGCTGCCGCCCTTGGTAAGGGTCCAGGTCGGCTCCGCGCTTCCCGTGGTGCCTCCAGCCGCCGTGCGAAAGCACCGCTCGTTGCCGATTGCCGGCGTCGCGAGTTGCCGCACGATCGCACCCGCCGCGAAGGCGTGAGTCGTCGCGTACTGCGCGACGGCCGCGTAATCGACCGATGAGCAATACCAGTTCGCCATGTTATGGCGTGTGCGTGATGTTGAAGATGCCCGAGCCGGAGATCGTCACGGTGTAGGCTCCGCCGCTCCCGGTGATCGTTCCACCGCCGGTGAGGTCTGAGCAACAGAGCAACAGATCGCCCGAGACCAGCAAGGCGCCGGCTCGATGAGTGATGACCGCGTAACGGAACGGTCCAGCACTGAACCCGGCCCAGGACGGCGAGCCCGCTGTGAAAGTGACCGTCGCCGTGGCCAAGGTATCGGCTTCGCCGGTCAAAACCTGACCGCCCGCGGTATAGCCAAGCCCAGTCGCGAGTTCGTATGCGCTGACATTCGCCCATGCCGAGTCGGTGTTCGGCGCTGGAATGTAACTGTTGGTGTGCAGTGACATGACGAAGGTGTCCGCCGCCAGATTGATTTGTTTCTGACTGATCGCCAGCACCGCGTTCGAGTAGACCGTGAAAGCCCCGGCTGCCAACTTCGTATTCCTTTGTCAGGTGTAGGTAATCGTTCCGAATGTGAAAATGTATCCAACGCTGGACGTGATCGGCCACGACGCCGGCGAGGTGATTGCGAATGACGGCATCCCGCTGATAGCGCTGATCGCCGCGTCGCAGTCGCTTTGCTCGATCGATGTGGTGCCGAGCGGCGAGTCCTTTTGCAGGAACAGCGTAACCAGCGCCGCCGAGACCTGGGCCTGTTGCGCAGTCGAAATCCCCGACAGTCCCGCGATGATGAACGCCTGCACCGCCGCCTGCGGCGCGACCGCATAAACGATCGGCGTCACCGGCCGCAGCGGATAGAGGTAATTCGCCACGGCGAGCTGATCGCCCGTCGCCGCGACGTCGCGGGTCTCCAGGGTGGCGACGCCGTTGGTGCCTTGCGGAAAACCGCCGAACGCGGCCTCGGCCACGTCCATCATGAAGAACACCGTGACGGCGCCTGGAACCAAGGGAACCTGTGGTACCCAGGCTCGCGTGACGCCGGTCACCTGCAACGCCCAGGTGACGTAGTCGGCCGAGTCGCCGCCGTGCGGCGGGGCGCTGTAGCTCTCCAGCATGCGGGTCCGCAGCGGGCCGTCGAGTTCCAGGTCGGCGCCACCGGTGATCGGACCTGTCGCCGCGCCGTTCGAACTGATCCCCGCGATGACCGTGGCGAGCGTCAGCGGCGTCCCACTGTCGGTGTTGCCATTCGATCCCGCGACCAGCGCGACGACCGTCGCCACGACCGTGCTGTCGTCGCCGACCGTCGCGGCCGCCGCGGTGGCGTACTGGACGCCATCGCCTCGATTGCACACCGTGCCGGCCGGCAGAACGTAGTCGGCCACGCCGGGCCAGGATGCCGGGCCGGACGCGAAGGTCGGTGCCTCGCGTAGGACGGGCGTTGGCGCCAGCGCGGCCCACCCCTCCAGATACTCGCCGGTCGAGGTGAACGGCGTCGATTGCAATGAAATCCAGTCGAGATAGCCGTAATGCAGGTAAGCGAGGCCGGCCTGCACCCAGGCCAGCACGCGCAGCACCGCTCGGCGCAGGAAGCCGTCCGCGTTCGGCAAATCCGACGCGGTGATGTCCTGCATCGCCTGCGTGCGCAGGGCGGTGAGGGTCGGTCTCGGAAAAGGCAACGATCAGGATTCCTGCGACCAAACGTAATTGTAGATATTCGGCACGCCGTTCGCGGTGATGGTCACGACCGCTCCGATGCCGCCCGAGCTGGTGAAGAACGCCGTCGCGTCCACCGCCGAGGCGACGCCATCAGTCAGCATCCAGCCATGGCAGCGGACCACCTCGTCGCGCAGCCAGTTGAGCGTGTCCTGGGTGCGCGGCCGGGCGAAGGCCTGCCAGATTTTGGACCCGATCCGATCGTCCGGGATCGCGGTCAGCGCGGGATCCTCCAGCGCCGCGTAGGTGTCCGCCCACCAGCCGCGCGGATCGGTGTCGTACACGATGTCGCCCGGGTCCGACTGGGCGTCGGTGAACATGCTGATCAGCGAGGCGGTTTCCAGGTCGTGTCCCAGTTCGAGGCCAGAGCCCAGAACGTTGAGGTCGCCGGTCCCGGTGGCCGAGTCCCAGACGATGCGAATGTCGCCCATGTCAGGTGTTCGCGGTCGGCGGCGTGTTGTTCGACGGGTGCTTGTGCGTCTGCAAGCCGACCTGATCCGCGCCGCCCGCTCCGGCGATCACCGAGCCGGTGACGGACAGATTGCCGGTCAGCGTGTAA